ACCTCAAGGAGTTGCTTTGAAGTCTCTTGTTAATATTTATACTTATGAAGCAGAACATTTTGAATAGCAAGCTATTAATATAAAACAATTATATTATAAATATAAAGCTAGATCGATTGCATTAGATACCAATGGACTTGGTATTGGTCTTTTAGATTTCATGGTAAAAGCACAAGAAACACCAGATGGTTAGTATCTTCCTCCTTTTGGCATTCAGAATGATGATTAGGGTGTTTATAAAAAATATTTTAAAGGCGTAAATGATGTTTAGAAAGATGCTATTTTCCAAATTAAAGCTAATGCTCCTATTAATACATAGGCGTATTCATTTGCTCAGACTCAAATGTCAAGTGGTAAGATAAAATTCTTAATAGATGAGGCTGAAGCAAAGGCTAAGTTAATGGAAACAAAACAAGGTCAAAACATGACACCCGATAAAAGAAATGAATATTTAAAGCCTTTTGTTCTTACTACTATTTTAAGATAGCAAATGTTGAATCTTGTTGAAGATAATGAAGGTGTTAATATCATTTTAAAACAAGAGAATAGAGGTATTAAAAAGGATAAATTCTCTGCTTTTGTTTATGGATTATATTATATTAAACAAGAGGAAGATAGAAGAAAAAAGAGAAAAGGAAGAGATATTAGTAAACTTCTTTTATTTTCTTGAGGACATTTTTTGAAAAGAAAAAATATTATTTTTTTAAATATAAATGTAAAACAGAAAGGAGAAATTATATTTTTATGAGAAGTTCACGAGCAGAAATAAAGATAGAAGAAATTTTGTCAAATGCAGGCCTTAACTTTAAAGAAGAGTATAGTTTTCCTGACTTAATAGGGCAGGGAGGTCATGCCTTAAGGTTTGACTTCGCTGTCTTTGATGATGATGATGAATTGGAATTTTTGATTTAGTACCAAGGAATCCAACATTATAAAGCAAAAAGTATCTTTGGCGGCGTTTCTGGATTAAATAAGCAGCAATATTATGATATGCAGAAACGTTAGTATTGTAAGAAACATGGAATTAAATTAATACTAATTCCGTATTGGGATGAAAGTTTAATTTCATACGATTACATTATGAATAAAGCAGATATTTTTTGATGAAAGGTTAAGGTGACTTCTTTGATAAATAGAGCAGCAGAAATAAGAAAACAAAATTTAATGCTAGAAGGCACCGGCAATGGGAGATTAGATTATTCAAAAATAAGAGTTGGAGCTAAAACACTTGAAGATGCAATTTTAAATATTGGAGAATATAAAAGAATCAATCCTATTCTTGGTGATAAAAAAGAAGTATTGATGGCGATTAATACCGGTGATGTAGAAAGAATGAGATAGATTTCTAATTTCTTTTATAAGACTAGTGGTATTTATTCTCGATTATGTAGATATATGGCTTATTTATATAAATATGATTGGTTTATTACTCCATATATTGAAAATTGTGAAGGTCTACTTGATCAGGATAGCGGCCTGGGTGACGTCGGAGCAGGCTAGACTTAGGCAGATAACAAAGCCCGCAAAAAACAATTTGCTAATTTCTTTAAAGTATTAAAATATTTTGAAGCATTTTAGGTAAAAAGATTTTGTGGTGAAGTTGCTTTAAAAGTCATTAGACATGGTTGTTATTATGGGTATTTAATTCCTAGACCAAATAAGATGACTATTCAAGAGTTGCCTATTAAATACTGTCGTACTCGTTATAAAGTTGACAATAGACCAGTTGTTTAGTTTAACATGCATTATTTTGATGACCATTTCCATGATGAGAGACAGCGGCAAGCAATTTTAAAATTGTTCCCGCCAGAGTTTAAAAAGGGATATAATTTATATCGTAAAGGTAAGTTAATGCCAACTTTCCCTGGTGATACTCCAGGATGGTATTTATTAGACCCTAAAAGTACAATTAAATTTAATCTTAATGATTAGGATTATCCAGCTTTTATTTCTGTTATTCCTGCTATTATCGATTTAGATAATGCTAAAGATTTAGATAGAAAGAAAATGGCTCAAAAATTAATGAAGATTATTATTCAAAAAATGCCATTAGATAAAAATGGAGATTTAGTATTTGACATTGATGAAGTTGGAGAATTTCATAATAATGCAGTTAAGATGCTTACAAGAGCAATAGGAGTAGATGTTTTAACTACTTTTGCGGATGTTGATGTTGCCGACATGTCAGATCGAGGTACTACGACTACGGTAGATGAATTAGCAAAAGTAGAAAGAGGGGTTTATAATGAAGCTGGTGTTTCACAGCAACAATTTAATAGTGATAATAATACTGCTTTAAATAACTCTATTCTTAATGACGAAGCATCTATGTATAATCTTTTAGTACAGTTTGAGTCGTTTTTAAATTTAATGCTTGAGCAATTTAATAAGTCTCCAAAGAAATGTTATTATCAAGCACAATTTTTAACAACTACTATCTATAATTATAAAGATTTAGCAAAGTTGTATAAAGAACAAGCGCAAATGGGATATAATAAAATGTTACCTCAAGTAGCACTTGGACAAACTCAAAGTTCAGTATTAGCTAATGCGTACTTTGAAAATGATATATTAGATCTTGTCCGTGTATTTGTTCCTCCGCTTACTTCTAATACAATGAACGCTGAAGCTTTGCAGGCGCGGTCTGCGGCTTCACGCGGAGGCTCGGGTCAAGCAGGAAATACTTCAGGTCAATCTGGAGAAGGGGCCGGCCGCCCTTAGAAATAGGATAATCAAAAAAGTGAAAAAACATTACAGAATAGAGAAAGTATGTAAGGGGGTAAAATATGAGTTTAGCGCATAAAAGTGTAGCGACGATAAAAAGTCCAGAGTTCATTAATCTTACTCCTCTTGATATTAATCCCTTAATGTCCGCATGTGAAATTAAAGTTTTTTATATTGGACAAAACCGTAATAAGAGTTTTATTTCTAAATAGGTTGCTACTTAGATGGCAAAGACTCTTAGAGGTGCTCCTATTGTTGGGTATTATAAACCAGATAAAGAGGATTTTACAGATCATGGTGAAGAAATAACGATTGATGGGGATGGTGTTCATTTTAAAAATAACACTAAGCCATATGGATTTGTAGCTCCAGATGCGAAAGTCTGGTTTAAAGATTTTGAAGAGGAAGATGATTTTGGAAATCCCATAATTAGAACTTATCTAATGACCACTGGATATTTATGGGAAGGTCAATTTGAAGAAGCTAAAAAAGTTTTTGAAGATGATGGAAAACCTCATTCAATGGAATTAGATGAAAAAAGTTTAAAAGGACATTGGGCAACAAATCCAAATAATAATATGGAATTTTTTATAATTAATGACGCAATATTTGAGAAACTCTGTATTTTAGGAGATGAGGTTGAACCTTGTTTCTAGGGTAGTGGTGTAACTGCTCCAGAAGTTAGCGCAACCTTTTCTCTTGATGATAATTTTAAGCATACTCTGTTCACTATGATGGAAGAATTAAAGTATGCTTTAGAAGGAGGCAATACTATGGCAAAAGTAGCTGAAGCTTCAGTAAATGAGACTGTTACTACTGTAGAACCTGAAGTAACAACAGAATTTACTGAGAATCAAGTTAATGAGAATGAGTCTTCATCTAGTGAGCAAGCGCCTACTTCAGAATTTAAAAAAGATGATGAAGAGGACAAAAAAGAAAAAGAAAATCCTTCTGAAAATGAGGATGATAAGAAGGATGAAGACAATGGCGGAGGCACTTCTGATTCAGATGATGATGACTCTGCTGATGACAAAGAAAAGAAAGATGATGAAGAAGATAAGAAGAAGAAATTCACTGTCCTTGAACAGGAATATAATGAGTTGCAATCTAGTTATGCTTCTTTGAAGGAAGAAGTTGAAGAACTAAGAACTTTCAAGAAAAAAATAGAGGACAAAGAGAAGGACGACCTTATTAAAGATTTCTATATGCTTTCTGATGAAGATAAGAAAGATGTTATTGAACATAAGAGTGAATATTCATTAGAAGATATTAAATCTAAATTAGCAGTAATTTGTTTTGAAAAGAAGGTCAATTTTAATTTAGATACTTCTTCTGAAAATGAAGAATCAACAGTAGAAGAGGATGAAAATCCTGTTACTACTTTTGATATTAAGGCAACTGAGGATTCAACAGTTCCTGAATGGGTTAAGGCGGTTGAATCTGCAATGAATAGATATTAATTAGGAGGATACTTAATATGGCGAAAGAAAGAATCGGCTATGGACAAGTAGAACGCCAACACATGGCTGCTCCACATAACGGTCAAATCTATGCTCAACTTCCTGCTCTTAATGCTGATGGTACTCCAATCACTCAGCTTGAGAATGGACAGTTTTTAAAATATGATTATGCAAATGGTAAGGCTGGAATTGGAACATCTGGTGATGGCAAAGAGTGGTTCCTTGTATATAATGAAGAAAAATTATATGATGAGAGATACCAAAACCACAGACATTTTGCTATGAAAGCATCAGATATGTCGGATGGTACTATCTATCCTAGACTTTTAAGAACATTTGTTGGTGATATTTTCACAACAAATACTTTTAAGGGTCCTAAGGGTACTGTAACAGACAAAGAAGGTAAGATTGATGACATTCCGGATCTTGCTATTGGTGATTATGTAGTAATTGGTGATGACGGTTGGTTAGTAAAAGGTACTGGTACAGGAACAAATGGAGTAAATCCTCCAGCTGGTACTGATATTGTTTTCCAGGTTATTCCTCATTTTACACAAATGAATCTACCTGCAGGAACAACTGCACCAACTTATACATTACCTGATGGACAATGGGCTGTAAAGCTTCAAAGAATACGCTGATAAGGAGGAAATAACGATGGCTTTAGATAAAAATCAACTTTCAGCATTAGCTAAGGCTACTGCTCGTGCTTCATTAAATCCTTCAGTTGCATTCGCTTGGGGCGATAAGAAATTAACATTTGAAGCTCTTAATGAAGTTTTTCAAAAGGAAATGAATGAACTTGCGGGTACATATGCTTTATACCGTGAGAATAAGAATACAATTTTCAGACTGATCGAAGAAGGTCTTGATGAAATCCTTCCTGCAAAGGTTATGCAGAATTACGGTCAGTTTGCTGATACTAAGACCTATGCACAGGGTGACAAGCCTGTATTCCGTGTAAGAGTTAGTGAATACTCTAAGAAGAGAGCGAAGAGTTTCGTAACAAGAGTTGGTCTTGCTGGTAGATATGAAACATTTAAGCTTGATGGATACACAATGGAAGTCAACATGGCTGCATACGGCGGAGCTGCTGAAATCGGCTTTGAGGAATTCCTTGATGGTCGTATTACAATGGCTGATGTTTATAATTTAGTTCTTGAAGGTCTTGACGAGGTCGTTTATAAAGAAATTGCTAAGGCTATGGAACAATTAGCAAATAGTACAAATATTCCTAGAGCCAACAAGGTAAAGGGTAATACTTGGAATGAGAATGAGTTTGATCGTTTAATCGCTATTGCTGATGTTTATGGTAAGAGTACAATTTATTGCACATATGAATTTGCTGCAACAATTCGTCCGATGAATGGAACTGCTATTAATTATAATGCTCTTTCTGATAGAATGAAAGAAGATCTTTGGAACAATGGTACATTCGGAAACTATAAAGGCCATACTGTGATTATTCTTCCTCAGAGTTTTGAGGATGCTGATAATGAAGTTAAGGTTATGGATCCTTCTTATGCTTGGATTATTCCTACTGGCGCAGAAAAGCCTGTTAAGGTTGCCTTTGAAGGTAGTTCAGCCGTTAGAGAAGTAGAGAATGATGACTGGTCAAGAGAGATTCAGACATATAAGAAGATGGGTGTAGCTGTTTATCATGTAAATCCTGGTATTTGTGTTTATAAGAATAGTTCTTTAACTAAGAGCAATTTACCTGGCGCGGCTGGTGCTTGGGAAGATGTTACTCATAGTACAGGTTGGTATGAACTTACAGATCCAACAACAAACACAACCGAAGGTGGTACAACAGGTGGTAAAACCGGGGAGTAATGATTAATTAAGATAAATTTAAGGGCTTAAATATTATATAGAATAATGTTTAAGCCCTTTTTTTACTAGAGATAAAAGGAGTTTAAAAATGGATAAGAATACAATAATAAAAATTTGTAATAGAGATAATGCGGCAGTGTTCTATGATATTCCCGAAATGAATGGTTTACATAGAGTTTTTCAGCCAAATGAAGTTAAAGAGGTTACATTAGAAGAACTTATTAAGTTATCTTATGAACCAGGCGGAATGAGTTTACTTAGAAATAATTTCGTTTTAAATAATAAAGAAGCTATTAAGATAATTCTTGGACAGGTAGAACCTGAATATAATTATACTCCAGCTGATGTTAAAAATTTATTATTAAATGGTTCTTTAGATGAATTATTAGATTGTTTAGATTTTGCGCCAGAGGGTGTAATTGAGTTAGTTAAAACTTTAGCGGTTGAATTACCTTTAAATGATGTTGCTAAAAGAGAAGCAATATTAGAAAAAACTAATTTTAATGTAACCAATGCGATTCAAATTAAAAAGGATACCGAAGCTGATATACCTCAACCTGCGGCCGCTCCTACAAAGAGACGAGTTACAAAAAAGGTAGAGTCTAGTTCAACTGAGGAAACCAAGGGCCGCCGCGTGATTAAATAATAATTAGGAGGTGTATGATGGATGAGATGAATTGTACACCTTTCTCTGTTGTTTATGACAGTTTTCTTTCAAAAATTACAGATGATATGTATATGGAACTAA